GTCTTCCCTGTCTGGTCCTTGGTGCCGCCCGGCTCGATGAACGCGAATGCGCTATCGGGCAGGTCATTGATGGCGGCAGTGTTTAGTTCGGCCATCCGATAACCCTTCCTTACCTGCTGAGGACATCAGTGCCCAGCCCCATTTCCGTTACTGCCGTTGACACCGTTCAGCACCACGGTCCTGGGCGCCGGTATCCACGCGCCCACGAACTCCGGCTCGTCCCTGCCACCGCCGACGCGGCCCCACCGGCCAAGGCTGCGGTCGTGCTTGCCGGGAGCGAACCGCCCGTACTCCCGCGCGAGATCCTGGATCACGTGCTCAGGCAGCGCGATGCCGAGGCCGTTGAAAGCCTCAGCTATACCACGCACATCACGCAGATCAGCGCCGTACTTCCGCTGCGATCCGATAACGGCGCCGATCATCTGCTCCGGGCCGGGCACGACGGGCTGGCCTGGGATGGTCGGCTGGGCGAGCCCTTCCTTCTGGAGCTTCTCCAGCCGGTCGGCGGCCAGATCCATCTCCAGCGTGATCGTGTCGAGCATGGAGTTCGGGATGCCACGGATCGACCGGGACATGGCCACCATGACCTCCAGCGGGATGTTCTCCCCGCCGGCCTTGCCGGGCAGCGGCTCCAGGTCTTCCAGGTCGCGCAGCTCGTCGGTGCTCCGCAGGCCGATGGCCCGCTGCTGGGCGTAGATCTCGGTCCGGGTCTTGAGATCCGTCTTGAGCAGGGCGTCGCTGTCGAACCGGCAGTAGCGGTTGGCGGGCAGGAGCTGGAAGAACGCGTGCTCCAGCCGGACCAGCCACGGACGCAGGGACTCGATCACCTGGAGGGTGGACTGCTCCACGGTCGAATACGTAAGCGAATCACCCCTGGTACCGCCGATGCGGTCCGGGGGCAGGCCGAGAACCGAGGCGATCTGGGTGGCGTTCATCCTCATGGCGTCGATGAACTGGGCCTCGGACGGGGGCACCGTGACTGGCTTGTAGTCCCAGTCGCGCCCGTAGACCAGCGGCTCGCGCCTGCGGATGGTCGCGGTGAGCATGGACCGGATGGCCTCGGCCTGCTCGTCATCGACCTCAATCTCGGTGTTCTGGAAGGTGCCGGGCGGGAAGCCGCCGGCCCGGTACCAGTCGGTGCCGTACCGCTGGGCCTCGATCCCGCTCAGGATGGTCAGCGCGAACGCGCGCAGCAGGGAGATGCCCTCGGTGCGGCCGGCCACGGAGAACGCCTTGATGTGGAACAGCTCCGAGCGGTCCATCAGCCGGCCGTAGACGTAGATCCGCGCCCGCATCGGGTTCCACGGCTGCATCTCGTCGTCCTGCACGTTGACGTCATCCGGGGGAATCCACTCGATGCCGGTGGGGAAGCCGTAGCCGTCCCGGCCGGTGATGAACCCCCAGGCGTTGCCCTGGAGCACGAGGCTGGTCATGGCCGTGAACAGCCAGTCGAACGGCGTGCCGGTCACGGAGGGCTGGTCGAAGATCGACGGCCCGCGCCACCGGGTGGCCTGGCCGTCAGAGCCCTGCCGGGCGTAGATCTTGATCGGCAGCGAGGCCACCGCGTCGGCCAGCAGCCGGGCGCCGGAGTACAGCGCGGGCAGGCCCAGCGCCTCGTCCTGGCCGTAGAACGAGCGGGTGGGGTGGACCGGGCCGCCCTGGGAGAACTTCCAGAACGGGGAGTCCCACGGACGCCAGGGTACGCCGCCGATGACACGCTGCTCGGAACGGCTGGCCTGGATGCGCTCGATCAGCCCCACGGGGCCGGGACTCCCTCGCTGGTCGGGTCGGGGAAGGACCCGGCTCCGCGCGGGGGCGGCCTAAACGGGCAGTAGCTAGCAACAGGTTACGCCATGTGCAGGGGATTACGCGATCACCCCGTGCATAGTCTTGCGCAACAGGTTCCTCAGCGGGCCTGGCGGGGCTGCTCGGGCCTGTCCTTCGGCGGCAGCCCGGCCCCGTTCCTGAACCCGAACACGACCGCCTCGGCCATGTACGCCAGGACCAGCCAGGTATGGCCCGCGACCCAGCCGAGGACCACCAGGCCCCGGCCGGCGGCCCAGCCGAGCGCGGCGAACACGGCCCCGACGATGGTGGCGATGACCCGGCCGGGGCCGGCCAGCTCAGCCCGGTCACGGGCGCCGGCGGCGAGCTGGTCAACGGGGAAGGCTTCGGTGGTCATGACCGAAGGATAACCCCGGACATGACGACGCCCCCGGCGGGAGTCACCGCGTCAGGCGCCTGACGGGGGAGAGCCGGACCGGGGGCTCATGCATCCGAGGGTACCGTACCGGTGTCCAGCGGGCAAGGGCGCGTCCTCCCGGTATCCCGCCCGAACCCGCCGCCCTCGCTCACGCGGATCTGCGGCAGATCGCTGCGGACCGGGAGGACGCTAAGGACTGCCCTCGCGAGAGGCCGGTCGACCGTGGCCACAGCCTAGCGCCTGTTCCGGACGTCCGGAAGATTCAGCCGTCCAGCACGCCCCGGAAGCTGGTCCGCTGGTCGGTCTCGGTGCCCACCTCGCGGATCAGGTACGGATCGTTGCCAGGGCCATGGCTGGGGGCGTACGGCCTGGTCACCCGGCCGGTTCCGGGCTCGTCCTCCAGGGCGAAGAACTCCATGGCCTCGTGCCGTTCCACCAGCAGGTACTGCTCGAACAGCCAGCGCCGCCAGGACCGCTCGTCGTACCCGGCGGCCGGGACGATGAAGTAGTGGTGCACGCCGTAGTTCTCGCCGCGCTCGGGGTGGTAGCTGTCGTACCCCCTGGTCGTGATGACCAGGGTGAGCCCCGAGCTGCCCTGGCCCCGGTCGAGCACCGCCAGCTTCACTTTCCAGCCGGGCCGGTACACCACCCGCGCCACCAGGTCGTGCAGGGCCAGCGGCATGTCCGCTTCCTGGTACATCTTCACCGGGCCGGTCACGGTCACGCTCCCCGCATCCAGTCAGGCAGGCCCGCCTTCGGCCCGGCGACCGACTTCACCGGGTCGTAGTTCCGCCGCTGCTTGTTCAGCGCCCACATGGCCAGCGTGGCCGAGGTGACGGGGGTGATGTCGGAATCGCTGTCGCGGCGGCACCACGCCTGGCCGCCGTCCCCGACGATCCGGGTGGCGGCCGAGGCGACCGACGTCCACAGGCCCGGCGCCAGGTCGCGGCCGAGGTGGATCAGCCCGCCCTGGCGGCCCTTGCGGACCGAGGTCACCATCAGGCTGAACGCGGCGGCCTCGTCGGCCGAGCTGGCCCAGGTGACGTCCAGGCCCGCGTTCACGGCCTCGTCCACCAGTCCGGCGGCCGGCCCGTTCTTCGGCGCCACGATGGTGACCGGCCGCCAGGCCCGGCGCAGCTCGATCAGCCGGGGAATGACCCAGGCGGTGCCCTCGCGCGAGCAGCCGCGCGGGATCTCGATCACCGGCCTGTCCTCGGACCGGCGGCTCCGGCCGTGCGGCATCGGCTTGCCGGTGTCCGAGGAAGCCAGCTCGAACCGGTCGGTCTCGCCGGGCTTGTACCAGCACGCCGCGATCGTGGCCGAGATCATGTCCGGGTCGACGTCGAACGCGAACGCCACCGGCCGGGTCGCGCCGCCGGGGTCGGGCAGGGCGCACGCCTGCCACTGCTCCTCGGACACGACGGCCCACGCCTCGTCCTCGCTCGGCCACTCGCCCACCCCCAGCCGCTCGCGGTCGAAGGTGGTCATGGACATGGCCGCCATTTCCTTGGCGACGTGCACGGGGCTCAGCCGGACGTTGAGCGCCGGGTTCGCCTTGGCCCAGGACAGCGGGCTGTCGCGGTCGTCGTGCAGGCCGCAGACGACGTACCGGTTCTCTTTCCGCCCGGCGATCTCGTCCCGGTGGCAGGTCTCCAGGTGGGGGCTGATCGACCACTCGGCGCCCATCAGGGTGGGGTCCTTGCGCAGCACGCGGCGGCGGACCGACCCGAGCTGCACCGAGTCCGGGTAGCCCGCGCTCGCGGTGTAGATCATCTGCGGGTTCGGCACGGCGCTCATGGTGGGCATCGAGGCGCCGACCTGCTCGTCGCTCAGGATCATGGCCTCGTCGTAGACCACCAGGTCGGCGGTGAACGACCGGCCGGAGCCGCGTGAGCGGGCCAGGAACCGCAGCCGCGCCCCGACCGACTTGCGGACCCGCTTGCCGCCCGCGCCGAAGATCAGCGTGGGCACCGGCCGCAGCTCGATCGCCTCGTCACCGTGCGAGGTGGTGACGGACTTGACCCGGCGACGCAGGTCGTCGT